TCCGCCATATTTAAAACATAGAAAGACAAAACCATGAAAAAATTCCTAATAAACATATATGCTTACGATTATCACGGTAGATTTGAAGTAGAATCTAATGATGACGCTATTTCTTTAGAGCAATCAATAGTTGACAAGCTAGGAGAAAACAGTATAGTTTGGGAAAAATCGGGAATGTTTAGCGACCTTCCTTATCGAATAACTTATGAAGAGGTTATAAATGATACAAGACCTATACAAACAAAAAAGGTCCTTGGAGTTGAAGTGGGAACAGGAGCATCTATCTAACGGTAGATATACTCTTGAAATGGTCAGAATTGATGACAAAGTTAAAAAGGTCATCACTGATATTAAGCTGGAAGAAGCAGCTATTGCTCACAGACAAAACACTGTAGAAGGTGTTGCTCCACAAGTTTCTGTAGCTACTTAATAAAAAGCTACATCGTTGGAAAAATCTACTCCACATCACAGGCTCTCTTGCGCTCTACTCAAAACTAGTATATAAAAAACATACTATATAATTAAACTAGAACATAGACCCATATAGTGGACGGCCTAGAGACTATGTTCATTAAACTAGGAGGATATAATTATGGCTTCAACAACATTTTCGGGACCGATAAAAGCGGGAACGATAAAAGAAACAACGGGAACAAGTTTAGGTTCTAACATCAAAAACACAGGTCAAGTTGTAATGTCTCAAACACATTTAATCGACTTATCTGGCGGAGCGATCGCTGCAGGTGTAACAGATATTGTTATTCCAGCGAACTCACAAATCATTGATTGTGTACTTGACTCAGTAACGGCTGCGTCTGGTGCAACTAACTTAAGTGTTGGTGACACAGTTGGTGGTGCAACAAGTATAATTAATACGTTCGCACTTGGAACAGCTGTTGGTAGAAAAAGACCAACTACTGAAGCAGGTGGAGCTTTAGCTTGGTCTGATACTGGAACTGCAGATATTAGATTAACTATTACTACTTCTGCTGCAACTAACGCCGGAACAACTAGACTTACTGTTTTGTACGCACAAAACAATAACCTAAACGCGTAATAAATAATTTAGTGTGGGCTTCGGCCCACACATAAGTTTAAGGAGAAAATTATGGCAGGCGGTGGATCGTTTTCAAGTGATCAAAAGTTTACAACATTAACAGCTGATGGTAGATTTAAAACTATTACTGGTGGTGGAACTAATTTAGGTCCATGTAGAGTTACATATATTATGGCTCATGGTGGAAGTAATTGTTTAGTAAAACTACATGATGGAACAGATGGTACAGGATCTTTAGAATTTCAAGCTAAATTTAGTTCTGAAGGTTTAGATGTATTTGTCCCCGGTTCTGGTATAAGATTTAAAACAGGAGTCTATTTAGATTTAACTACTACAGACTCCGTAACAATAGGATATACAGGCTAATGAAGTCAGACGTAAAAGCAGTTAGAAAAACAGGAACAGGTTCAGTATTCGGAGGAAGAACAAGATTAAGAGGAATTATATTAGCATCAACTGGTTCTGCAGGTTCAGTTACATTAAGAGATGGAAATGCAGTAGATCAATTTCAAGTTGACGTACCAGCAGGTGATGTTTTCTCTTATAACTTAGCAGAAGATGGAATTGTATTTGAAGGTGGAATGTCAGTTCAAGCAATCTCTAACGCTACTGTAACTGTTATTATAGATAAGTAGGAGGCTAAATGGCTAACACAACCTCTGGCACAAATGTTTTTGAACAAGGATTTTCTATTGACGAAATTATAGAAGAGTCTTTTGAAAGAATGGGAATCCAGAATGTAACTGGATATCAATTAAAAGCTTCAAGAAGAACATTAAATATAATGTTTCAAGAATGGGCTAATCGTGGTTTGCATTATTGGGAAGTAGAAAACAGTTCTATTACTTTAGCAAACGGACAAAACGAATATACATTATTTAGATCATCACAAGAAGGTAGTTCAAACGGTGTAACTACAACTTTAACAGGAGCAATTGCAAACAATGTAACAACTATACCTGTTGCTGCTGTAGCCAATATGCCTAATTCAGGTAAAATAAAAATTAATAACGAAGTTATTTCTTACACAGGAATTAGTAGTTTAAACTTAACAGGTGCTACAAGAGCAGTAGATGGAACAACTGCAGCGGCCCATGCAAGTGGAGATGCTGTTACAAATTTTGCAACAGGTGCTGATGATATTTTAGAAGCTAGTTTTAGAAATGCTAGTAATGTTGATGTACCATTAACTAAAGTTGCAAGATCAGCTTATCAAGCATTATCAAATAAATTATCTACAGGTCAACCATCACAATATTTTGTTCAAAGATTTATAGATAAAGTTACTATAACTTTATATCTAACACCAGGATCTAGTGAGAATGGAAAATTTTTAAATTTTTATTTTGTAAAAAGAATTCAAGATGCAGGTGCTTTTACTAATTCAACAGATGTACCCTATAGATTTGTACCGTGTATGGTATCAGGTTTAACTTTTTTTCTATCACAAAAATATGCACCACAAAGAACTGAACAATTTAAATTACTTTACGAAGATGAATTACAAAGAGCATTAGCTGAAGATGGTTCTTCATCAAGTACATTTATTACACCTAAGTCATATTTTACGGAGATTAGTTAATGGCTGTTGGTAAACACGCAAAATTTATTTCTGACAGATCTGGATTAGAATTTCCATATACTGAAATGATGATAGAGTGGAATGGATCAAGAGTACATACTTCAGAGTATGAGTCTAAGCATCCACAACTTGAACCTAAAAGATTTATGGCAGAACCACAGGGTCTAAGAAACTCAAGACCTGCAAGAATAGAACCAGCTGTTGCAAGATTACTGGGACCTAATCCTTTTGCAATAACTAGTGGATCTACAACAATAACTGTTACAGATTTAAACCATGGTAGATCTAGTAATGACACAGTAAGATTTAGAAATGTAGAGGGTTCTCCTGGTGGAGTAGCTTCTACTGCATATACTGCTAGCGTTGGTTTTTCAATAACAGTTACAACTACAGACAAGTATACATTTACATTAGGATCAACTCCTAATATAACAGAAGAAAGTGGAGGAATGACAGTTACAGCAGGACCTGTAACTTTAGAATCATAATGGCATATACTTTAGCAAACATAACAGACGATATTAGAAATTACACAGAAGTTGATAGTGGTGTATTAACAACTGGAGTTGTTAATACATTTGTTAAAAATGCAGAAAATAGAATTTATAGAGAAGTAGACTCAGATGATAACAGACATTACGCTACATCTAACTTAGCTGTTGGAAATAGATACGTAACGATTCCATCTGATTTAAGAAGTATTAGATATGTGCAATTAAAAAACACAACAGTAACTCCAAATACTCAAACATTTTTAGAAAAAAAAGATACATCCTATATGGCAACTTTTTATGATACACCTAGCACAGCAAATGGCCTTCCAAAATACTACGCTAATTGGGATGCTAATTTTTGGGTAGTTGCACCTACACCTGATGCTACGTATGAAATAACTTTAGCTTATATGAAACAACCAATAAGCCTAACAGATGCTACAAAAAGCGGTTCTGGAACTTACATGTCAAATAAATATCAAGACTTGCTTTTATATGCTGCTCTTGTAGAAGCATATGGATACTTGAAAGGTCCAATAGATATGTTACAATACTACGAAGCGAGTTATAAGAGATCTTTAGCATCGTACTCGATCGAACAAGAAGGTCGAAGACGCAGAGACGAATATCAAGATGGTGTTATTCGTAATAGTATAAAATCACCATCACCATAATAAGGAGATAAAAAATGGCAAACATAGTACCTGATGCGTTTAAAACAAACCTTTTAAAAGGTGTTTTTAATTTTGATACTTCTGGTAACGGAGGTAACACGTTCAAGTGTGCTTTATATACTAGCATAGCCGGATACAGTACAGGTTCAACTGTATACCAAACAGGAAATGAAGTTAGTTCTTCAGGAACTAATTATACAACAGCTGGAAACAATCTAACAAATAACGGTGTAGCAATAGCTTCAAACATTGCTTACATTGATTTTGCAGATTTAACTTTTTCATCTGTTACATTAACTGCTGCAGGCGCTGCAATATATAAATCAACTGGTGGCGGTAATCAGCTTGTACTGGTTTTAGATTTTGGTGGAAATAAGACGGCAACTAATGGTGACTTTGTAATACAATTCCCTACGCCTGATACATCAAACGCTATTATCAGATTAGGCAACGCGTAATAGTTAAGGAATAAATAAATGGCTTTTGTATTAAATGACAGAGTTAAACAGACTAGTACATCTACTGGTACGGGAACAATAAACTTATCAGCTTCTGCTGAAACAGGTTTTGAAACTTTCGTTGCTGGTATAGGTAATACAAATAGTACGTTCTATTGTATTTCACATGACGGAACAGCTGATTTTGAAGTTGGTATTGGAACAGTAACTGATGCAGCTACTGATACGCTTTCCAGAACCACAGTTATCTCCTCTTCAAACTCAGACAACCTTGTGAATTTTCAAGCAGGAACTAAAACTGTATTTTGTACTTATCCTGCAAAACGAGCTCCGTCCGCAAGTATGACAGCCACAACTTATGTAACAACACATGCTTCAACATTATCTGATACACAAACAATAGATTCAGGAGTGTTAGCGGGACCTGTTACAATTACAGGAACACAAACAGTAACAGGAACATTGGTAGTAATATAATGAGTCAATTAGAAGTAGATAAAGTAATACCACAATCAGGAACATCTTTACAACTCGGTGATTCAGGTGATACTATTTCAGTACCTGCGGGTGCAACTTTTAATGCGTCAGCTGGTACGTTTACATTACCAGATGGTTCAGTAGTTGAAGCAAAAATTGCTAGTAATGCTGTAACAACAGCAAAAATAAATAACAGTGCAGTTACAAACGACAAACTTGCTGGATCAATTGCTAATTCTAAATTAACAAATTCAGCTATTACTATAAATGGTTCATCAGTTTCTTTAGGTGGATCTACTACAATTTTAACAGGAACTTCTTGGCAATCAGCTATAAAAACTTCAACATTCACAGCTGCTGCAGGAGAGGGTTATTTTATAAATACATCGGGTGGTGCTTTTGAAGTTGATCTACCTGGATCTCCAAGTGTTGGAGACGTAATAGAATTTGTCGATTTTTCAAGATCGTTTGGAACTAATGCATTAACATTAGATCAAGGGTCTCTTAAATTTCAAGGAAACACATCACCAAAACCAGTTTACAGTACAAATGGTCAAAATATTAGAATAGTTTATTCAGGTACGACACAAGGTTGGATTCCAACTTCTGATGATGATGTAGCATTAGGAACTCCACAAACTAAAACAGTTAATTTTTTAGTTATAGCTGGTGGAGGAGCTGGTGGTCGTGCAAAACCTGGAGGAGGTGGTGCTGGAGGTTATAGAGCATCTTTTAATTCTGAAACATCTGGTGGTGGAGGTTCTTCTGAAACTGCTTTAGCTTTAACTCCAGGTGTACAATACACAGTCACAGTTGGTGGCGGAGCTTCTGCTGCATCTGGTGCAGGAGCTGGAGCTGATGGAGTTGCATCTTCTATTTCTGGAACAGGTATAACAACAATTACATCTGCTGGAGGAGGTGGAGGTGGCGGTGACGCTTCTGGTCAAAATGGTGGAAGAGATGGCGGCTCTGGTGGAGGACAATCAGGCGGTGGAGCATCTGGACAACCAGAAGGTTCAGGTACATCTAATCAAGGTTTTGATGGAGGAACAGGTTTTGCTGCTTCGGCTGCTGCTGGAGGTGGCGGCGGTGGTGCTGGTGCTGCTGGTGAAGATATTACAGGAAATCAACAACGAGGTGGTGATGGTGGTGCAGGTGTAGCATCAACAATCACAGGTTCATCAGTCACAAGAGCTGGTGGTGGTGGTGGAACTAATGAAAGTGGTTCTTATGGTGGTGGAGCTGGTGGAGCTGGAGGTGGTGGCTCTGGTGATGTAGCTGGAAATGGTGGTAATGGAACTACGAACACAGGAAGTGGTGGAGGTGGTTCACAGAATTCAAGTGGTGGAGCAGGAGGAAGTGGAGTTGTTATTTTAAGATTAGCAACAACAGATTATTCAGGCACAACAACAGGAAGTCCGACAGTAGACCAATCAACTGTTTCTGGACAAACAATATTAATATATAATGGATCAGGGAGTTATACAGCGTAATGGCACATTTTGCAAAATTAGGAGTAGGTAATATTGTTGAAACAGTTGAATCAGTATCAAATGATGTTGCTACAAGTGAACAAGCTGGAGTAGAATTTTTACAAAATTTATATAAAACTAGAGATGTTTGGAAACAAACTTCTTATAATACTTATGGTGGAGAACATGCATTAGATGGAACACCTTTTAGAAAAAATTATGCTGGAATAGGTTTTAAATATGATCAAACTAGAGATGCTTTTATTGAACCACAACCTTATGATAGTTGGACATTAAACGAAACAACTTGTCTTTGGGAAGCACCAGTTTCTAAACCAGATGATGGTAAAAAATATGAATGGAATGAAACAACACAAACTTGGGATTTAGATGAGTGAAGTAAAAGTAAATAAAATATCACCAAGGTCCGGGACCAACGTACAACTAGGAGATAGTGGAGATACTATAACTATCCCTGCAGGTGCAACGTTTGCTGGAACACAGAACATTGCAAACTCAGCTCTCACAGGTTCAGGACAAATTACAATCAATGGTCAAGCAGTAGCGCTTGGTGGATCAGTAACTATTGCTACAGAATCAAGACCAACTTTTTCATCTATTACACCATCAACAATTGAAAATACACAAACAGCCTGTGTTATAGCAGGTGGTAGTTTTGTATCAGTTCCATTAGTTACAGCTATAAATAGTTCTACTGGAGCACAAGTTGTAGCTGATGAAGTATCTTTTCAATCAGCTTCACAAATTACAGCAAAGTTTACTTTGCCTGTTGATGGAACTTACAAATTATACATTGAAAACCCAGATGGTAACGCGGTTCAAACAAACGCTGTACTAACAGTTTCTGATGCACCCGCATGGCAAACATCAGCAGGGTCATTAGGTTCATTTGCTGGTGGATCAAGTTTTGGTACAATTACATTAACAGCAACTAATTCAGTATCAATGGCTAAAACATCTGGAACTTTTCCAGGTGGTATGACATTAAACAGTGGTTCAGGATCGTCTACATTGACTGGAACTGAATCCGGTGCTACACAAGATACGACATATAGTTTTACGATTCGAGCTACAGATGCTGAAGGGCAAACTGCGGATCGAGCGTTTACTATAACAGTAAGTCTAGGAGCAAATAACTCAGGACAGTTTAACTAGGATAATATTATGGCAAACAGTTATTTATATAAAAATCAAGGAACAGCAACAAATGCAAAAAAATTTACTTATTCTGTTTGGATAAAAAGAAGTGAATTAGGTTCAGTAAATAGATTTTATCAAGGTTGGGAAAGTTCAAACAATAGATTCTATGCTTATTTTAACACTACAAACACTTTATTTGTTTACGCTGTTACAGGTGGATCGATACAAGTAAATTGGGAAAGTGCTAGAAAATTTAGAGACACTAATGGTTGGTATCATATTGTTTTTAGTGCAGATAGTACACAAGCTAATACAGCAGACAGATTAAAAATATATGTTAATGGTGTCGAAGAAACAGAATTTACTAAAAATAATAACCCAACTCAAAACATAGATTGGGGTAATCAAATTACACAATCAAGTGGAGATTTAACAATTAGTGGAACAGAAATTCAAACTCAACTGTTTGAGGGATATATGAGCCATGCAGCTTATGTAGATGGAAGTCAATTACTTCCAACATCATTTGGAGAATTTGATTCAACATCTGGTATTTGGAAAATAATAACTGCTCCATCTGTGACTTGGGGAAACACTGGATATCATTTAAAATTTGAAAACTCTGCAAACTTAGGTTTAGATAGTTCAGGAAATACAAACAACTTTACAGTCGGTGGAAATTTAAAACAAGGGTTAACTAACCCTTCAAACATTTATCAAAGTCTTAATCCTAGTTCTACAGATAGTGGTGTAACGTTAACTAATGGTAATACAACATCAGATTTTGACGGAAGTGTAGGAAACGCAAAAGGTCAATTAGCTGTTACAAAAGGTAAATGGTATTATGAATGTAAAATAACAGCATCAAGTAATTATCCTATGTTAGGAATAGGTGATATAAACAGAAACCAAATGGAAAAAAGAACAGGTGGAAGCTATCCAGGTGGTTTTCAAGATAGTTATGGTGTTTATGGTAATGGTAATGTTTATGCTAATGGCTCAAATACTGGTTCACAAAGTTTTACTTATGCAACAAATGATATAATAAGTATAATAATAGATTTAGATAGTGGAACAAAAACTATTAAATGGAATAAAAACGGAACTCAAATAGCAACTACCAATATTACAAATGCAGGCGATGACTTTGCTTATGCTCCTATGGATTACAATGGTGGAGAAAGTGGTGTTACTTGTAATTATAATTTTGGTGAAGGAAGATTTGGTACAACAGATATTAGTTCTGCAGGTTCAAATGGTAATGGAAGTTTATTTGAATATGATGTACCATCGGGACATTACGCAATGAATACAAAAAATATTAACACTTACGGATAAAAATTATGGCATATAGTACAATTTCAAAACCTAGCTTACATTTTAACACCAAACTATATACTGGTACAGGTTCTTCACAGGCAGTTACTGGTGTTGGTTTTCAACCCGACTTGCTTTGGATAAAAAATAGAAGTGCCTCAGAGGCTCATACTTGGTTTGATGTAGTAAGAGGACCAACATATAGAATTTATTCAAGTTCAAATGCAAATCAATCTAATAGTGGTTCATCATCTAGATTAGTTTCTTTTGACAGTGATGGTTTTACAGTAGGTGGAGACGGTATGACTAATGGTAGTAGTGCTAGTATGGTGGCTTGGAATTGGAAAACACAAAATGCACAAGGCTCATCAAATACAGATGGTTCTATAAATACTACTTACACTTCTGTTAATTCATCAGCAGGGTTTTCAATATCAACATATACTGGAACAGCTAGTGCTGGAACTATTGGTCACGGATTAGGAGTTGCACCAAAAATGATTATAACAAAAAGAATAACTGGTGGTACTGAAGATTGGGGTGTTTATCATATAGGTTTAACTAGTGCTGCATATTATTTAAAATTAAATTCACAACAAGCTGAAGGTTCTTCAAGTGGGGTTTGGAACAGTACAGCACCAACTTCAAGTGTATTTAGTGTAGGCTCAAGTTCATTAACTAATGGAAGTGGAACTTATGTAGCTTATTGTTTTGCACCTAAAAAAGGGTATTCACATATGGGTTTTTTTACTGGTGTAGATAGTGCTGATAACACTTTTATTTACACTGGATTTAAACCAGCTTGGGCTATGTTTAAAAGAATAGATAGTACAAACAGTTGGGGAATATTTGATAATAAAAGACATCCAGGTAACGAAAATGATAAAGTATTAGATGCTGAAAATGAAAACCAAGATTCTACTGGTGCAGGTGTAGATTTTATGTCAAATGGTATTTCAATAAGAACCTCTTCAGGTTTAAATGGAGATGGAGATTATATTTATTTAGCGTTTGCAGCAGAACCATTAGTAGCTAATGTAGGACCAAGTATACCAGCTACAGCAGGATAATTATGAGTAGTATATTAAAAGTAGATACAATTCAGGACCAAAGCGGTAATCTGATCATCAGTAAAGATTCTGGTGGTGGAGGATTCCTTAGTCCTTATGCATCATCATCTACTCCAATAACTTATACTCTAACAGTTGCATCAAAACCTGCAGCTCACCCTCATAAT